TAATGTCCGTGTGTCACGCATTGTCCAGAAAGGCCAAGGAATAGGATTAGGCTTGTCACTAACTTGTCTCCAAGCATGTTCCATTACTACCAAATCAAATGGCGCACCATTACTCCAAACAGCACGGCGATTCCAACAGAACTTATAAAGGGTCTCCATGCACTCTTTAAATGGCACACGTCCCCCGTCTCCCATAGCTTCTTCAAGTGCTTCAGGGCTCTGTTCACTCCACCATCGCAATGTATCCTCATTTATACTTCTCCCGTAAATTTCTGTTTGATCTTCCACTGTAGGACGTAGTTCTAATCGTTCAACTACGCCACTACCCTTAGGATCGAATCTTACTGCACCAATAGTTAGTATAACACAGTTAGGTGTTGTATCTAAACTCTCAATGTCAATCATTACATCGTTTGCCATAATAATGCCGCTCCTATTACACCTGCACTGTCACCCAATTTTGCTTTAAAGATAGGTGTATTAAATTCATCATTGAATATAACCTTTTTTATACGTTCGATACCTCGGGTGTATAAGATATCATTATTGCTTATTCCGCCACCAATTACAATACAATCTGGGTCTAATACTTGAACTAAATTAGCAACGGCTAATCCAAACTTATCCAAAAAGCATTCTTGTATCTCTGAAATTTGTAAGTATTCTTTTGTGGATAATTTTTTATTTGTAATATTAAATGCCCATTTATCTATCCCCGAGCCGCTTAACCAAGTTTCTACACATCCGATTCTTCCACAACGACATATTATATTATTACTTGTATCTAGTGTTGTATGTCCCCATTCAGCACTTATGTTATGAAATCCTTTATGTAATGAACTGTTAATTACAATTCCGCCTCCTACGCCTGTACCTAATATCATTCCAAATACGGTACTATATCCATTACCTGCTCCCGATAAGGCTTCTGCTAAAGCAAAACATTGACTATCATTTGCAGTTTGTATCTTACGATTTAATTTAGTTTCTAATATACCTACAAAATCTGTATCATTTAAAAATTCTATGCTGGAATTTTTCATTAAACCAGTTCTATTACTTATAGAACCCGGCATACATATTCCTAATGTATGTTCTTTTGTATTAGTATGGGATAGTGCTTTGTCATAGAGAAATTCTATTTCTTCGTATACAGAATCTGTGGGTAGGCGCTCTCTAAATAATATATCATTAGTAGGTGATAATACACAACACTCAATTTTTGTTTTACCAATATCAACACCAATCTTATTCATAATTGTAATGTTTTCCAAATATATTTCTTCTCTAAGTAATCTTGTAGTTTTATTGCTTCATTTTCATTATTGAATGCTACGCCTTTAATCTCATACATATCTTCTAGGTAGGTAGCATAGTCACCGTTAACATCTTGTGCCCAAGTCTGCCATGTAATCCACATAATATCTAATTCGTCTTTTACAATTGATATGCTAATACCCACTTCTTCACTGCCAATATAGTCAAATAACACATCCAATAGTTTTTTCTTTGTATGAAAGTGTTTAATGTTCTGCCATTTAGGCCATGATAACATAAATTTATTATCTTGTAAAGGAGTTATGGGAAAGGGTGTGTTGTTCATTGGAATTTTAATAAAAATATTAGGTACTTCTTTTCGTCAACAATCTCATAACCATCTGTTATATTACCATTAACAATGTTCATCCTTACGCCATATTGTCCTATAAGGTAATCTTCAAAGTCATATGCGTCAAACTCACGATTTTGTTCCATATATTCTTTACGTACTTTCTTCAATGCTTCCCAATAGTTCCAACGATTCCTTCGTTTATCTATTTCTGGATCGTCATCATCATAGTCTTGTATTTGAGGTATTGTTGCCATCAACTCCACCTCAATGTGAACATAATATAATCTCTTTCATATCTAAACTTAAAACTGATTATATCATCATCGGTTACGCACCATCTACAATGACGTTCGTGTTTGCCAATATTATTTTCTAACCATTTAATTATTTCATTGTATTTGACAAGATTCTTAGCACGTACCGTACATTCATACCAACCGGGTTTAGTGTTTTCCCATCCAGCATCATAATCATAATGTTCATATATCATCCCCACCTCAACATAAAATAACTTGCATTACTATCATTGTAAAAAGTAAACACAGTATGCTTCTCTAGTTCTGGTTCCCAATTAGACCCACTAAAGTCATTGTATATTGGTTTATGATATGCAAAATCAAAATCTTTACCCATGAACCAACCATGCTGTTTTAACTCATGCACTATCTCTAAGGTCCTACTAACATCAATGTATAATATTACTTGTCGCACTTTAACCACGTGCTAACTGAAACAAGATAGCATCACGCTCATCGGTGAAATAAAAATCCATATAATCTTCGGTTACGTGGGTTTCATATTTGTCTCCCGGTAAACCAAATTTTTCTATAACCCAAGCGCAGGTTTCATTCCACATATCATACTTATGATTTGTTCTCCATGTTATACGAACTCTAGTACCCTCCGGCATTTAATAACTCCTTAACTTGTTTCACATTCTCTGGTTCACGATTGAACTTAATCTTCCACAACTCTGGATTAATATAATCAATAACCATCTTAACCTGCGATTCATTTAAACTGTCTAAGAACTTTACACCACTGTCACTCTGATATAGCATCCATGGACTAATCTTGCCATTGGTAATACTATGACATATCTTGTTAGGGTTTCCATAACACAAATAGTCTTTAGCTAGAATACCCTCTTTTTCTGCTAAATCCATAGTAGTTTGGACACTACGTGCAATAGCATCTAAAGGATCTTCACTACGCAAATACTCAATCAAATACTTTGTATATACACTATCACTTGCCCAAGTATCGATTTTGATTTGATTCTTTAATAGCCAATCTACATATCTGCTGATGTTAATAGCATTGATATTAGCACAATGACTGCCGAACTTTACAAAGGCAGTATAGTAAGCACTACGAATAAACTCCTCATATGTTTTTGCTTTTTTAGTTGAAGTGTTCTTTTTATAAAATTGCAACCAAGCTTGAAACCCGATACGATTACCTTGCAGGTCTTTGTTCATCCAACGTTGTTTATTCTCACATAGGTGTTTAGCCATAGTAGATTCACGTTGGAACTCTCTATTGCAAAAATCACAACCATACTTGATTGTAGGATCAGTTGCCTCTGTCTTTTTCGTATTGAGTGATATCTTCATCTGTAACCGTCTGGCTTAATACTTCTATGTCTGCTATTTTTAAATGTGGATAAATTTCTGCAAGATGCATTTTTTTACGTTGCTCTTGTACAAACTGTTTTGAATACTCTGTCAAATCCTCGCTATTTGCTTTAGGATAAATCTTTGTAAAATATTCTTTGATTTCTTTTACTTGTGCTGGTTCTTTTAATAAACTAACACGTTCTTTAATCTGCGGTAACCACTGATGATATTGTTTTCCTTTGCCGGGACTTGCCGCACATAACATATACCATTGAAGTTTAGGATGCTTTGTTACATTCTCATTAAAGAAGTATTTGTTAGCGTGATATTCTGTACTCATCGCATAATACCCTGCAATATCACTTGACCCCTTCACATAACTTAACCATTTGATTAACATAAAGGGCACAAACTTACGCTGTTGCTCGGGCGTAAGTCTATCATAATAACCATAGTCTTTCTTGTCTAATGCCGCAATAGCTTCAAACAAATTAAAGTCTTGGTTCTCTAATTTTTCATCTGCGGGGATAGCTGTCTTTTTAGTTGCCATTAAAACGCCTGACTATAATCTACAATCTCACAGTTACGACTAATCTCTTTTACAAAATACACACATCTTGGTTTAGGACCATCATCTAACGGTACACATAAGAATTGTCCGTTCTTCAATCGAGGTGCATACCAAGTCACATCGTGGTAAATATCTACAATTTCAATTGGAACAAAGCTCGGGCTGAATGAACTGAGTGGGTTAAACTCAAAAGCATTGAATCCCCTATCATTGATACTTGTAAGAGGTAATGTCTCCAAGTCACCATGTTCCTGTTCACCAATAAGAATCTGCCAATCAATTGGCATCTTAATGTTACTGTTACCTATTTTTAATACAAGTGCAGGGCTATTAAATGATTCTAAAAAGATTAACGGAATATAATGATAATCTACATTAGTTGGATTACTATTATCTAATATAGCAAAACGCAGGTCATCAATTTCTTCGGGAAGTGTTTCTAAGTTATAGAATTCGTTTTCAAGTGTTAATATACGCATAGTGTTATTCTATCACATTCTTATCTGTATGTCAACTTTTCTAAGTCAAACGGGTAGTTTGCTTCTTTGTAAAAAGCCTTACGTTGGGTTAAGTGTCGTTTGGCAAACTTACAACTACTTGTTATGTCCCATATTTGTACAAAGTCTTTATCTTCTGCCTTACGAATTCCTCGACCGATGCTTTGGATAACACGGACGAAGGATTTTCCAGGTTCAATGAGAACCAGATTAAAAATCCTAGGTATGTTGATACCAACAGCGGCGACACCATAAGTCGCAACAATAATTTTATTTGTACTGGTTGCAATTTCATCATATTCTTCCTTACGTTCAATCATATTAGTAGCACCGCTAACGAACACGCTATCGGGCAATCTACTAATCAACTCTTTACCTGCATTCACTCTATCAACAAGAATCAATACGTTGCCTGTCTCTTTAATCTTTAATATCAACTGTGCAATAGCGTCAAGTCTATGAGTATCTTCAAGCAAGTGTTTCAACTCACTTTGGTAATTAGTAAATTCTACTTCATCCTTAAGCTGTACGATATTAACGTGACATTGTGCTAATACACCTTGATCCTGTAATTCACTTGCACTTAGTTTACTGATAACAGGACCCAAACTAACAAATAAAGATTGTGCTTCAAACTTAGCTTTAGGAATAGTCCCAGTCAATCCCCAACGAATGGGTACTTTAGCAAACACCCCTGTAAGTAATGTTTTTAGTGCATCTGCTTTTGCCATATGTACTTCATCAACCATTACACATACAACACCTTCAATGAAGTCCATAATATCTGCTTCACCGGCTTTTGTTTTCTTAAGCATATTATTCAGACTCTGCCAAGTACAGATAGTATGTGTCTTGTTATATTCTTTACGATCACCGAAGTATACACCAACATCTAATCCAAGATTAATGTAGTCTGCTTCTGTTTGCGTCACTAGACTTTTGTTTGGAACAATAA